TACATCCACAAACTACCATTTGAGTCGCCACCGATACGAGCAAGACCACTTGCACTATAAGCCATTTTAGATCCTCCTCTTAGTTATTGTCTAGGACTTCGTAGATACCGTTATCGTCGATAGCTACTGATCCCATTGACATCATTGATGTTGCTAAGTGAGATACTTTCTCAGCAACATAGTTTACTTCAGTTTGAACGTCAGAGTTCACACCGATACCTACAGCAGTTGTATGGTAAGCAAAGTTCTTGCCTCCTGCTACAGCAGACGTTGAGAAGATCTTGAAACCCAAGAACTCTTTCATTGTCATACCACCTGCAAATGGTAAGTTTTGCGGACCAACAAAGTCTGACGAGGCAAACTCATTGATTGCAAACAAATCAGCATAACCTGCTGGGGACATTGCAAGGTAACGTTGTCCGTCTTCTGGAACATCTGCCGTACCCATTGTCTCAAACAATGATAAAAGATCTGCTTTTTCTAGAGCAGAACTAGCATCGTGTATTTGAGTAGAGTTAGCACCTGCATCCATAGCAGCTACGATAAGCTCATCTGTTTTTCTACCAAGAGCAGCAGCAGCAGATTGCGCTACAGCCTGACGCTCGTTGATATTTGTTTTCAACTCATCAAGCTTGTCGATGTATTCAGCAGCGTAGAAGTCGCTCATTGATACTTCAACATTGGTATGTGCAAGTTCCATTGGAGTTACATTACCATTGCGTGATTTAGTTGTTGCTGATCCAGTGCCTATTTTCTGGAATCGTGCAGTTGATCCTGACACATTTGTAGAGCGAATAGTGTTCCGCAGCTTGGAACCCATACGCTGATACGCCATGTGAACTTCAGTTTCAAACTGCTTTATAAAGGCTTGGTCTATTGTATTAGCCATTTTACAGTCCTTAATTGAGTTTCCGATTGCTACGAGTATCCACGTTTACACGTCAGTTCGGGTATCCATAAGGGCCGATCAGTGCACTACGGGTCGTAATAATTTATTATAAACATCATCTTGCTCAGAATTGCAACGCACAAATTCAACAAATCTATTATCACTACTCATTTCAATAGGCTCAAATCCAAGCCAACATGCCCAGTTTAGCATATGTTCGTTCTTAGAAAGGATAGTCATAGTGATAATTGGGTGCAGTTTATCAAACATATTTAACAAAGCTTTAGACATCTTAGCAGTTAAAATAACATTATGCTCTAAGCTGTTTGCAAATATGGTAAACATTTGCGGAGACTCTTCTAAGAAAGAAAGTCCTCCTACAAAAACTATATTACCATATTTATTCCTGCAAACGTAAGACTCTGTATCATTAAATATTTCAGAAAGGGCTTGATTTACAGAATCATACCCAAAGTCTTTGACCTCCAGTTTATTAGAGGAGTGCATAATATGTTCAAACTCTTCTACATGATAATCTAGCATTGGGGTAAGGTAAGCCCTACCCCTTTTGATTATTTGCTTTTCACTATCTATAGAGTTTTTGGAAACCATCATTTACTTCTTGTATGAAATCATTGTTTCTTCGAGCAGGATGCCAGTATCTTTCATCTTGCATCATCTCTCTTAAACCCTGTTCTGTAATTTTACCAGATGGAGTGCTGTCACTGCCCATAGATGGGGATTGTAGTTTCTCCATAACAAACTCAAGAGCCATAAGACCTTCAGCAGTTTCAGTTAATCTTTCAATAGAATCCATATGTTCTTCTGGGAAAAACTGTTTAGAAAATAAAGCAGCAGCTTCTATTCTAGCATTGGCGTTATCACCAAGCTTTTCTATCTCAGCCTCAGTATCTACCATTTCTCCCTGAGTTGCTTGCATTACTTTCTCAATGCCTTGTTCAAACTCAGACTGACTAAAGCCATAAGTAAATGCGTGATCTGCCCACCACTTAAGAACTTCGCTGTCAATAGCACTTTCTTCATCTACATAATCAGGAAGTAAATAATCTCCTGCGCTATCTGGCCTATCCTTAAAGCTTTCTGCTTCTATTTCTTTTAACACTTCAGATCGAATATCTTCGTCCTTAGTGCCTAACTTAGACTCAAGCTCCTTGTAAGCCTTTGCTAAGTCCTCACCAGACTTATATTTTTCTGGCAACCATTCTGGTCTATCATTTGTTTTAGCTTCCACATCTTCTGCTACTACAAAGTCTCTTTGCTCTTGAGGTGGTAGTTCTGTTGTTGGTTGTGCTTCTTGAACTTCTTCATTCATTATTCTTTACCTTATGTGATCTTTGGACATGACGTTCTATTAAGCCAACTAAATAACGCTGACCTTCTAAATGACGCAACTCATCAGTAGAAATATTAGGACCGCTAACCATTTCTATAGTGATACTACGCAAGTATTTAAGAATTTCTTGACCAGTAGGTTCGGAAAACAAAGAGCCAAAGTTAAGGCTTATTCTATCTTCTTCTGCTTTCTTTCTTGCTATTCCGTCTAAACCAATGTGACTATTCTGCGGCAATAGGTGGCCCTGCTAATTGTTGCTGTTGCTGCATCTGTTGCATTTGCTGCATCATTGCAACTATCTCTCTACGCTCATCTGCGTCACGAATCAACCCATCAGGTACACCAAACTTTTTAGCTAGGTGAATAGCAGTCTCTTCTGAGTTAATTAATACGTTAGTTGTGTCAGGACCAAAGAAAGTATTAACAAGCTCTAGAAATCTAGAAACGGAGGTAATGTCTTGATTAGATTGCGCTTGCGCTAGAGGTGAGGAAGATCTTATTTTTACTTCTCGACCATTAACAGTAGGCATTTCTATACGCCCCTGCTTCTTGAGAATATAAATTACCCTTTGCAAAACAGGTTGCACTAATTCAGCTTGCAGCCTACCAAATGCTGATCCTATCCTGCGTGACAAATCTGCCATACGTTCAGCAACTTCTGTAGCAGATGCAGGAGTTCTATCTGGATTTCCTAGCATATCATTGTATAATGCGCGTTTTATATTCAAGCGCATATCGCTTAGAACTATATCAGCAACATCAAATCTTCCTGCCGATTGTATCGGCTGCAATCCACCCGATTGAGGTGACTTTGGTATTATCGTGCCAGGGACTAAATTGATAGTATCTGGGTTGATAATGCCATCATCATCCATCTGGTAAATGCCAGAGATAGCCATCTGTGCATTTTCTAATATTAACTGAATGGTAAGATTGGTAGTCTTTATAGCAGATAGAGCATTAATCAATGGACCTCTGCCGTATACTTCTCCTGCACACTTAGACCATCTAAAACAAACATAAGGATTAGAACCAACACCTTTGAACTGTTGTTCTTTAATATAAGTCTTAGTAGACATATCTATTACATAAAGAAGGTATGCTTCCTCATTTCGTTTACTGTAATCTTTGCAGAGAATTTCTAGTAAAGTACACTTACCTTCTGGGTCTCTTTGCGCTCGTTGCTGTACTTTAGGATCAAGCTTTGCATCAGGATACAAGATTATTATCTCAGAGTTTCTAATACCTTTTCTTTCTCTAAATACATGATCTATCTTATCATCAGGACCAGTATCTAAAACAACATGCGGTAATGGTATTGCAGAAAATGTAACAGGGTTTATTGCATCACCCTCATCTACACACAGTACACCAGTACCTACTGCTAGATCCATAAACGCTTCATGTACTTCCTGAGAGAAGTTTGAGTTCTGTAGTATTTCAAATACATATTCAGTAATCTCATCAAGATCATTGTCTACAAAGTCACGCTCTTCTTTTGGTATTTCAGATCCTGCGATTAAATCTGCCCAACGTGCAAAGTTTGGAACTAATCCCGATTGTAGCCTCGAAGCAAACTCTTGAACGCCAACCACCGCTGTTTCGTCAAAGATCTTATCATCTCTACGCTGACCCGCAGTTTCATAATAAAAAGACTCACGCTGCGGTAGAGCGTACTCATAACATTCTTCAAAGAGGTCAACAAAGTTTTGCCTATGTGCTTTAGCTTTTTCATATCGTTCTAACTTCTGTTTTGGATCTTGCATTATAAAAACCTACTATAGTATCCGATTCCACCAGTAGAACCAGTAATTAAAGACCTTCTACCTGCACCGCCTCTACGACCTGTACCTGCTTGTCTACTTTGAACATTAAGTTCTTTTTCAGATCCAGACAGGACTCTTCTTCCAGATCCAACTTCTCTATCTCTTTCTATTCTTCTTCTTAACAAAGATTGTTTTGCTCTAGCCCTTTTTATTCTCTGCCGTCTTAACTCATCTTGAGCTAGAAGCTCTTGAGCCTCCATAGCTTTATCTGGGTCTTGGGTGTAAATACTTTCTGCGGTTTGAGATGTATCCCCAACGCTATCGCCTATAACTGTAGTATCTGTATCGGTTGTGGTATCAGTAGTAGTGTCAGTAGTAGTGTCAGTAGTAGTGTCAGTAGTAGTAGTCGCATTTCTAAGGGCGGCTTGTTTAGCTTTCTTTTTCCTTTTTTTCTTATTGGCAACTTGTTGTTGACGCGCAGGGTTAGCGTCAAACTTTTCTTGACCTGTTCTTTTGTCAGACTCTGGACCTGCTGAAGTTGTAAGCTCTGGGAAATAACCAGAAGATTTAGCGGTAGTTGTACCAGTGCTTTTTTTCTTAACTGTTTTTGTTTTATTTTTCTTCGGTGTGCACATAACAAAACTCCTCGTTACCTATTGGTAAACACAATTCAAAACAAATTTCAACGCACAAGTGACCAAACGCTAGGCTTGTTTGCCACACTTTTAGGTTTCCTGTTAAATATATCATAGTCTTTTCTAGCTTGAACTACCTGAGAAGGTTTCTGATTTGACATCAAAGCGCGTCCTTCCCCTGCACCCAACAACAAATATTGTAACGCATCATGTATATGAGAGTACATATTCTTATCAGGTTTGTCTGCGTATCTCTCACCACTTACTTCCATACGCTTGTAAGCATAGCCACCTTCAAAACCCTTAATAAGTTGTTGGCATCTTCTGTCCATCAAAAACGCAGGTTTACCCTCAACCATCTTGTTAAGTTGCTGCGCCACTGACTCCAAGCGGAGATCCACCGAATTGCTCGGAGCGGGAAAAGCACGTAGACCTGCACCTCTAAGTATGTGGAAAGGGGTAGATTCGTCCGTCTGCGCCCTAAAATCACCTGCTGGATCACCATATATATAGACATCGGAAGCTTCAGAAAACCTAGTAGCAATTTCATTTCTTAGAACCTCTGCAAATCTAACAATGCCCATATCAAAAGCAACAACCTCTGACTGTATCAACCATCTGTTTCTAACCTTTTGACCAATAACAGCGGCAGGAGTAAGTCCAAAGTCTATCCCTATATACAGGGGAAGCCCCGAAGCTACTGGTATTTCTTCTTTAGCAATATGTGTTTCACTAGCAAACATTGGATATACTGGCTTTCCGTCCTGTATCGTGCCTAGTTTATTCATAACATAGACATCAATCCAAGACTTTGTTTTACCTTGTACTAAGTTTTCATAATAATTACCAAGCATGTTCTTTTTATTCTCTGCGTAATTACTTGCTTTGTAATTCTCTACCTCACCATCTTCATTATATATTTCTTTCATACCAGATGGTTGTGTGAAAAACTGCCAATTGTCAGGCTTAACCAACATCTTAGCTTGCTCTCTAGGAATATGATCTGGTACTGGAACTTCTCCAGACATAATAGGCCACCAATGATCTTCTTCTGGTGCGTTTGTATCTGCAATAACTCCTGTCCAACTCGGACCGCCATCACGCATAGAAGGAAATCGACCAACCCTCATAGTACAAGCGTCAATAATACTCTTAGGTATCTCCCTTGCCTCGTTAATCCAGATGCCTGTTAGTTCGAGGGACAGTAGTTTTTTAACATCTTCTGGACGATCAAGAGCAAGGAAGATTACCTCAAGGTCTATGTCACCTTTCTTTATGTGATGTGTATAAGGCACAGACCAAGTAAACTTACCCCATTCATTCTCAGGAAACCAATCAAGCCAAGTCTTAATAGTAGTTGTTCTAAGTTGTGGGTTTGTATTTCTTATGATTGCCCACCGACTTTTCCTAATACCATCAGGAGTTTTTTCTTGAGCAAGCGATCTTCTGAACACTTCGATGCAGCAACCAACAGACTTACCAGATCCTACTGGGCCTCTTATGCCACGAAAG